TGAGTATTTTTCCGTCTGCTCTACGCTTGATCTTACCATCCTGAACCTTAGTCATGTTATTTTCTGCGACTCGGTTAAAGGCAGCATCAGCAGGGATGTCGAAGTAGATAGCTGCTTGGGAGACTACATAGGCCATATCAGCCCACTCCTTTACGAGATGAGCTCGAGCTTCCTTGACAAGGTTGAAGTCGCCTTCGTTGATGGCTTCTTCGTATTCGTAGGCAGCAGAGATAAACTCGTCTGACTCTTCTTCGATACAAACAAGAATGGAGTCATCAACCTCGCCCTCGAGGAAAGGTGTCTTGCCGCCAGCCTTAAAGAATTCGTTGACACGGCTTTCACGTGTCGTATATCGTGTATTATTCAAATTAATCTTCGTACAGTTCGTCGGTATAACCGGCATTGGAGGGATGCCCCCGGCCCCGTTTAGGGTACCGGAGGTCTTTTGTTTCATGGTTTTCTCTACGGATCTTACGCCGGAGCTTAGGATCGTAGGCGCGGATGCCTTTAACCATCAAGTCCTTCAATTTCAATCAAGAGATCGATGTAGTGCTTAGCCTTCAAAAGATCTTCAAGACCATTCTTAGTCCGCCATCTCATCAAATACTTGATAGCATTGGCTTCACACCAAGGTACTTTGTTCTTACTCAAAAACTCTACAGGCTGAATAGCAAAGTCTCTGTAAGGAGATGCATGTCTGTGCTCTCCTTCTTGGCGTTGCAGGGCCTTAGTTGTAGCCAAGTTCTGCCTCATGGATCAGGGAGTCTTCGTTGTAGTACACGTTCTTGTAATCATCCTGCAAACGCTTAGCCGCAAGGTAAAGCTCATTGAATTCCTCTTCTGTAACCGACAACGAGTCACCTGCATCTCCTACCCAAAAGAAGAAATTCAATTCACCCTGGTCCGACTCAACAAAAGTCGTTCCACCGTCTTCATTATTCACTTACTTCGTCTTCCTCTTCGATATCGGGATTGTACCCGACATGGTCTAGAATTTCATCTAGACGATCTTCAATCATGTCTTCAAAAGCATCAATGATGTCTTTCGTCGAGATTTCTAGTAGGTCTACTAGATCCCAAGCGTCAAAGAAATCAGTCAAGACTTTCTTGATGTCGTTATTCATTCTTGCGTCTCCAAACATTTCACTTAACAGCTTCTCTTTTACCATCCGACCAAGAACCGCACGACTGACACTGGATGCGTTGAATACGGAATGTCTTGGTTCTACGATAGCCTCGGCTCTGAGTCTTCATCGATCCGCAAGCACCACATGCTCCATTCTTCGTCTCTCCTAGATGAGGATGATTACGGATAAACGGTTTGATTTTCTTATACAAATCGACAAGAAGTTTAGTATCTTGGATACAATACTTCTTCATTCGTTTCTGAGCTTTTTCATCACCTTCCATGACGGAACTCCAAAGCCGGAACCCTTCATGTTTAAGCTTGCCACCGATCTTGAGAAGAGGAGCTATGTAAGCAAGACGATTCATCACGAATCCCATCTTCTTTACTGCCTTCAAAAGGTCAATACTCGTAGGGGGAGGAGGAGGTGCCAGTCCTGCCAGGAGAAATTCTCCCATACTCTTAGGGATATCGTATTTGTCACCATTGTAAGTAATTACCGCGTCGGCTTCTTCAAACAAAGCGTGGAGCTTACGAACCATAGATTCATGACCGTCTTCCCATTCTGCCGAGAAGATTACGTCTTTACTTCCATCCCAAATAGCGGAGAAACAAAGGAGACCTCCCGGATCTAGGAGCTGGTCAGGGGAGATGTTTTCATCCCACATTCTCCAAACGTAGGCTTTAGCCGGTTTCCACTCTACGTCATAGTAGAGAATTTTACTTGTCAAGTTTCTTTTTCCGTTTCTTGGGCTTCTTTTCTGGGACAAACCACCCTGTCCCTTGAGAAATATACTCAGCCATTTTATGTAGACGTTCGGCGTCTGTATGACGACCTATTAAACGATGATTGCAATTCGTGCAGAGCAGTCCACGAATTTCTCCTGTTTTGTGATTATGATCTACTGCGAGTTTTGACTTAAAAGTTTTTTCGTGTCTTTCGCAGACTGCACAACAATTATTTTGTTTTTGAAGAAGTTCATCGTACTGTTCTAATGTTATTCCGTACTTACTTTTCAAACTGCTTCGACGAGCAGTTGCTCTTGCAGTTTCTTTATTCTCGTAATACCATTTATTGGAAGCAGCTCTATTACACTCCGCACAAACTGAAGATTTACCATCAGAGCTTTTACAATGATTAGAAAACTCAGTTAAGTGTTTCTTTTCGTTACATCTACAACAAATCTTTTCTGTGTAATCCAATTCAGACATCATATTCTCGAACGTCAGGTGTTTTCATTACTTGTGTTAGATACCTTGGTCCGGTAGAATAGGAGAAACTTCGTAAACCGGGCCAGCATCTTTTCTTATGGGCGCAATAAGAACATCCTGTGGTAAGCTTTCTATTTCCGCTTTTACCGTCTTCTACGTCAGAATAACATCTTTCGGGAGGTGTTTCAGAGGCGATAACTTCACGAAGCTTTTCAATTCGATCGGCAGGAGGATTCTCTGAAATACTTGTAGAAGACAAGTACGTCACACAAATAGCTCCCGAAACCTTATCAACAGCAATCCAAGCAGCTCTTTCGTTCGGGGTTAGAATAGTCGCATAGCCAGCTAATTGATTGACGTAGCCGAAAGGGTCGTTCTCTTCGATGGTACCTTCTTTGAACTTTTTGTACCCGAAAGGCGAGGCTGACTTAACGTCTACGACGACACCATCCACGATGGCATCAATGTGGCCTAGAACTCCGTCAATTTCAACTTCTTCTTGTTCTCTTTCAACTGTATGTCCAGCTTCTTTAGCTAGAAAAAGAACTAACTCCTCAATTATGTGCCCATACAGAAACTTGTAAAGGGTCTGGTTCGACATCTCTTCTTTATTTCCGTCTGGATGGGCTTCATACCAGATTTGTCTGTCTTGCTTGCCCAACGCTGAGAAGCGGAGAGCTTCCCGAGTTTCAGGCTGCTTAGCTAGACTTTTCCGAAGAGTCTCTTTGAGATTGTTGCAGAAGGTGTCTAGGTTTTCCTCTGATGGTACGTGGTCGACTGTCTGATCAAACAAACCATAGACGTCATCTACGAGAGTATCTAGGGTCTTAACCACCCGGAACATCCTCCACAAAGGGCTGGAAGCTCCACTGAGGCTCCTCGAGGTCTTCTTGGGTGACTACGAAGGTCTTGAAGTCCAGAGCCTTGAGCTTGTCTCCAATCTCTTCCGCGTCCGTAGGATCAAGGACGTCGATACTGGCTAGTCCGACTTGAAGGAGTTTGCTTTGCCTTACGAAGGCGAAACGAAGTCTATCCGCCATAAACAACTCCTGGAAAAAGATTTTTCCTCGCTTCTAGATAAGCTTTCGAAGCTTCTTCCTCAGTACTAAAGTAGCCTAAGCGTTTTTGTTTACCATTTTTTCTAATATCCGCAATCCATTTATTTCGAGACTTAAGGAAAGAAACCCCTCTGAATTTAGAAGAACCTCTTGATACGTTTGAGTTGGCCAGGTTTTCTGATTGGGTTAGTTCTCGAAGATTTTCGATACGGTTATCTGAACGATTTCCATTAATATGGTCTACGACTTTAGGACATAATCCGTGGAACATTTTATAGATAACCCGATGTTCCAGTGCGCGGACACCCTTCATCTTAACTTGACGGTAACCTGTTGATTGTTTTGTTCCAGCTCTCTGGCCTACAACAACTTTATCACAAATTTTTTCTTTCCAGAAAAGTTTACCGTCTTTGTATTCGAAAATATTTCTATAATTTAGGCGATCGGCGATGATAGATTATCCGCATCTGCAGTTGAACAATTCATTGATGAGGCGGCTAATGCCGCCCCATGTTTCCTTAATCTTAGAGAACATCGTCGATGTCGTCATCGAGATCAAAGTCCTTCTTAAACTGCTTGTCTTCCTGTGCCGCACGATCTGCCTGCAGAGTCGCTGCCTGCTGTGCTTCGGTGAAGAATTCATCATCCTCGCTGATAGGCTCGAAGTCATTCTTGCCAGCGTATTCCACCAGCTTCAGAACACGGATGCCACGAATGTAGACACCCTTCTTCTTACCCTTACCAAAATCCATGACTACGAACTTCAGGTCAATGTCGCTACCGTTACCGATAAGCTTGTCCTGATCCCACGTGTTACCGCGGATATCCCGTACAGGAATGGGATCGTTCTTGGTTTCGCCGTCCTTACGGTACTCAGCCTGACGGAACGTCATGAATGGCTGGCCATCGAGATATTCGTCTTTCTGCTTGACCTTGTCGCCAATCCCGAGGGACTTAGCTTCCTTGACCGTTTCAGGGGTCAACACCAGGTCGATCGTCCAGTTCCGATTGTCATCGAAGGGGTTGCTTACAGGATCACCAAGGACTTTTGCAAAGCTTGCCTTACCGCGGAACACGACTACGTTTGAGTTAGACATTAAATTACATTTTCTTTCATATATTTTACTACGAGCTCAGCTTCTTCTAAACTCATATTATTTTTAAATCGATTACCTTTGTGGGAAACTGTTCTAATATTCCCTTTAACGTAACCTTTTTCAGGTATTAGTCGATCGACTGTTGGAGTATCAAAACGATCTTTATAAGTTCCTTGTTTGGAATAATCAATTTTAATTCCAAGAATAGGACACGTTAAGGGCATTTCGATATCATCTAAACAAAGATCATGCGGCACTTTATGGACTTTCGCCGATCGTTTTGTAGCGTATAGCATAGCAAATCGACGATCTTTTTCACGAGCTTCTTTATAATAGTTTCTAGGGCCAGAGCTAGTTATCAAAGTTAACCCTACCCATGAAGCTGCTGTTTTGTCTTTGCGACAAGACAAAGAACAGTACTTATTATTACCGCAGCTTGTTATAAATTCTTCGCCGCACCAAGAGCATTTTCTTGCCTCTTGCCTTTTCATTACTTAAAAAATTACTCATATT